TGGTGTTTCATCAAGAGGAATGGGAACTCTTCGTGAGGTAAATGGCGCAAACGAAGTTCAAGAAGACTTCTATCTAGCTACAGCAGCTGACGTAGTTGCAGATCCTTCCGCTCCTGATGCGTTTGTAAACGGCATTATGGAAGGTGTAGAGTGGGTCTGGGATAACGGTGTTCTTAAGGCTAGCCAATTAGAGAGAGCCAAACAGGTTATCAATGAAGCAGCTTCTAAAAAAGATAAGAAACAACTAGAAGAAGCTAAAATACGAGTTTTTAAACATTTTCTTTCAAATATGTAAAATATATAAATATTTCAAATGACTAAGGAGAAAATTAATGTCTGACACTGAATTAAACAAAGAAGATCAAGTAATCGAAAACAATGCGGAAGCTGTTGTTGAAGATGCTTCTTCAAACCAAGCAACAATCGCTGGTAATGAAACTGTTTCAAAGTCTGACCTTCTTGCAAAGTTAGTAGCTTATGCATCTAAGATGAGCACAGATACTCTTGCACAGGCAGTAGAAACTGTTTCAAAATCAAACGATGAAATCTATAACACTAACAAAGCAGCTCAAAATGCAGTTGGCGATAATTCAAACAAGAATATGGCTTCAATTAAGTCATCTGGTGCACATGCTGACGCAATGCAATCAGTTAAGGAAGATCTTGATGTAGTGTTTGGAGGTTCAGAAGAACTATCAGAAGACTTCAAAACTAAGATCTCAACTATATTTGAAGCAGCTGTATCAACAAGAGTTAATCTCGAAGTAACAAAGGTACAGGAAGATTTTGAAGCTAAGGCTAAGAGTCTAGAAGAACAATATGCAGCAGATCTAGAAGAATCAGTAAACAATATTTCAGCTGAAATGGTTGAAAATGTTGATTCTTATCTTAACTATGCTGTAGCCGAATGGATTCAAGAAAATAAGCTCGCAGTTGAGCAAAATATCAGAACTGATATTGCAGAATCATTCATTAACGGTCTTAAGGCTGTATTTACAGAGCACTACATCGACATTCCTGAAGATAAGGTAGATGTTGTTGAATCACTAGCTGCTGAAGTAGAAGAACTTAAGAGCCGTCTTAATGAAACAACTGAAAAGAATATCGAGCTTATGAAAGTTGTTACTCAGAATGAAGTAGCAGAAATTACTTCTTCAATCGCAGAAGGAATGACTGATACTCAGAAAGATAAGTTCATTAAGCTTACTGAAGCTATTGACTATTCTGATGTAGCTGAGTTTCGTAAAAAAGTAGCTATCATTAAGGAAACATACTTCCCAACTAAGGCTGAAGTAAAAGTTACTGAAGATCAGCTTCTCAATGAAACTGTAGAAGAGCCTGCAAAGGAGCCTACACTTGATCCTAACATGGCACGCTATGTTTCTTCGATTTCAAAAATTGTTAAAAATTAATATCGCATAAATAAACTTATATTAACTCTAAAGGAGATACAAATGAACTATCTAAATGAAGAATTAATTGCTAAGTGGAAGCCAGTACTTGAGCACACAGATCTTCCTAAGATCGGTGATGCACACCGTCGTAATGTTACTGCTGTTCTACTTGAAAACACTGAGAAAGCACTCAGAGAGCAGAATGGTGGAGTAGGTGCACAGAACCTATTTGAAACTCCAGTCAATGCTGCTACTACTGGTGGTTTCGGTGGTTCAGGTGGTACTGGTGTTGCTGGTTACGACCCAATTCTTATTTCACTTATCCGTCGTTCAATGCCTAACCTCGTTGCATACGACATCTGCGGCGTACAGCCAATGACTGGACCAACTGGTCTTATCTTCGCAATGCGCGCTAATTATGCTAACTCATCTGCAAAAGGCAATGAAGCACTTTATGACGAAGCAAATACTGCATTCGGTACATATCGTTCAGGTGCAAATACTATCGGTAATGCACAAACTGGAACATCACCAACTGGTACTGCAGATACTTACAACTTTGCTGGTGGTGCTGCTACTACAGACGCTGAAGCATTCGGTTCAGGTATTACATTCCCAGAAATGGCCTTCTCAATCGATAAGGTATCAGTAACTGCACAATCACGTGCTCTAAAAGCAGAATACACTATGGAACTTGCTCAAGATCTTAAGGCAGTTCATGGTCTCGATGCTGAAACAGAACTTGCGAACATCCTTCAGTCAGAAATTCTTGCTGAAATCAATCGTGAAGTTGTTCGTAC